GTTCTTGTTGTTGTACTTTGTGATACTTCTTCAATTGCACCTGCATTTAATCTATACGTACCACCAACGGCCAGATTAAAGTCCCGATTACTATTTACATTAATGTTTCCGTCAATTGTGTACATATTAATATCACCTTTATCTACTTGTATATTGACGTTTGCGTTTTCACCCACAACGATATCATAGTTATTGCCTGATTGTCCATCTGCATTGAGATATATCTTATAAGAACCTGAAAGGGTGACACTTTTGTTAGCGGTAATGTAAGAGTAACTATTGCCTGATGTAACGTTATAATCAAATCCTTTTATAATCGTGGTGCGTGAGCCGTCATTGGTAATTTCAGTTTCTGTGCCGCTGGGATGTCTTTGTAAATATCGTTTATTGTCAATCGTGTCGTCATATTCAATTAAATGGCCGCCTTCAGTTTCATATACATGATTAAAGGGATAAGTAGGATTATATCCAATTGTAGGCAATCCCCATATCTCACCACTACTTGCGGTTGTAATTGTATTTAAGTCTGCTGTTTCAAAGGGTACAGTTGAAGCCGTTGGTATACCATTGTAAGGAGTAGTTAAACGCTCATTACTTCTTAATACATTGACAGGCACATCTTCTTCACCACGGGCCAGTCTATTGACATCACTTTCATTGGCATAACGAGGATATACTCCATTGGCATCTGCAAATCCTAAACCTGTAGCGGCCTCTTGTATACCTGTCTTACTTGGTTTACCAGGTAAACTACCCATTATAACTGCGTCTTGTAAAGTGGTTGCATCCCGAAAGAAACCTATGACCCACGAACCTTCGACAAGGCCTAAAGGTGTTTGACCAATGCCTGATACACCAGATGAAGTAATAGGGAGTAGAGGATGGGCCCAAGGTAAGTCAGTAGTAGGTAGTTGCTCTTTGTTTTCTGTATGTAAACCTAAACAACGTACACGAACACGGCCAAGTTTTTCAGGATCTTGTCTGTCTTCGACCACACCTACAAACCAAACAAATCCGTCCCTCCCCATAAATTCTGTGTATGCCATAAAAAATTCCCTTAAATGTCCGTATTTAATCCCTTGGTGCTATTGTTTTTTTTACTATTTATTCTATCTGCGTAGGCATCCGCGGTGCGTAGCACTAAACTAGGCCTCCATTGTGTATTGTGTGAAGATATTGTCTGTTTCATTGATTTTACTGTGTTTTGTTCTATCATATTTGTTCAAATTGTCTTTGCTGCTATTAGATTATGTAATTATTAGTTCTATTCTTACATTCTTTGTACATTTGTTCTACATGAACCTTACATAGGGCCGCTATAATGTTGTTCTGGAAAAAATTTTCTAACTCGCAATAAACTTTGAGGATACTCAATGTTTTGTTCATTAAAAGAAACCCTTAAAGAAACTTGTAACTGACTTGTAAGCACTTGATTGTTTAAACGATACTATTGAGTTTTGTACAAATTTATTGATTCTATTTGATATTTGACTATTAACTCTATCTGCACCCATAGGATTTAAACTATTAGATGTAGGAAACTTTAAACTACCAAAGTTTACATTTATCTTACTTACTATGTTTTCTACTACTGATTTTTTATTTGCTACTGTATTGTTAATTTTTGCAAGATATTTGTTTTGTAATACACGATTAGATGTACTGTTTACCACGGCATTTACCGCCTTATTAGCGGCGTCCTTGACATTTAAGTCTGTACTATTCAAATCTACACCTAACTTCGCTGCTGCCTCTTCTATTGTTGTTATTTGAGATGAAGGTATCTTTGCCTCTTTTGCATTTTTATATGACCTTAAGGTTGATATATCAATACCTGAACCCATTATATCAACTGGTTTTGTTCTAAACTGTGATGATGCCTTAAACACTTCAGCGTTAGGTATTTCAGACGCAAATACATTTCTACACACTTTGACAGAGGTTGTATGTTTGTAATCAACAAAATCTATTTGATGATGAAGCGATTTAATTAAGTATCGGCCTGTTAATAATTTGTCTATTTTGTCTTCTCTTGTTTTAGGTGTATCATTATCAGTAAATGCAGCGTTATATGATGGTACTTCACACCATACTAAATCACCTACATTGTAAGTAAAGTTGCCTGGTACATCTACAGTCATTGTAAAATAATCTCTTAATGACTTTGACATATGTTGTTTTTGTTCAAATTCACTATCAAACGTTGTGCCTCCAGCATTAAAGATATGATTTGCTCTTGTATCTGCGGTTACAAATATACGACTTGGATAATCATCCATATACTTACGATTAGAGGTATCACTGCCTTTTGTAATTGGTGTTTTATCTAAACGTTCTTTTTGTTTTTTATTTGTTGAACCGTATGACTTATCATCAATTGTATATTCATCATCAAAGTCAGCAGGTCCTGGTGGCATAATACCTTGATAGATACTTGAGGCACCTGTTGGTGCGTCTATGTGTAATGCCTGTTCATAGTATTTACTATAGGTCATATTTGTTTTTGTATATGTCTTATTAAACATATCGTGAGCATACATTGTTGACGCAAACATACCTGCTCTTGTATTTAAAAGTGTATCAAATGACGCTTCAAATGAAAATGAATATGGTTTTGTCATTGGTGAATCTGCTTCCGTATCAGGTGTAGAAAAGTTAGGATTAAAAGCAGATAGTAAATCAAAGTATGCTACAAAAGGTCTGTTCTTTGTATTGTCGGAACTTTCTCTAAACAAACTTTCTAAACATCTAAAATGAAAACCACGATTGTTTTCATAAAACATATAATGTGGTGTTTTAAAATTAACTGGTTCAGCAAGACCTTGTAACATACTAATTGCTTTTGTTGGTCTTACGTTTGGAAAAGTAAACTTGTAAACACCTAACGTTGGATCAATAAACAACTCTTTTTTTGTGTTTAATAAATTTTTATCTGACTTAACAATAGTGTCTAGCATATCATCATAGCCGCCTGTTAATGACTTGGACACTCTTATTCGTTCATTTCGTACAGACTCTATTGATGAAAAGAATAAAGCAATTGCTTGAACGTTTTGTGATGTACGAACCGACTTTCTTTCATATACTTGAAATCTATGATTGGTGGCATTAATTTCTTCATCTCCACCAGCGTCTATAGGTGTTCTTAATTTAAACTCTAAAAACTCATTACCTATAATTGGTAAATTATCAGTTGCACCAACCTCATCAAAAAACAAAATGTTACCTGATACAAATGCTGAGTCTAAACTTTGATAGATGTTAATTACAGCAGTATTGTTTGATATATCTAATATTGACCCACCGTAGTTGTAAAGTAATATTCTATCTGCTCTAAAGTCTCCTGGATTTCTATAGTCATTGTCACTATAACTAGGTCTTTTTGTTTCACCTGGCATAATTAACTCACTAATGTTTTAAATTCTTCTACAAATAAATCTAAAAATTCTGGTTTAAGTAATCTTATTCTTTGTTTTTTATTTTGTAATCTTTGTTCATATTCATAATTGGTTACTGCTGTTGCACCTGAAGTGGTACTATTAACTTGTATTTTATGAGATTCATCTATTGATGTTGTTGAACCACTTTCCTGTGTAATTTCATAATGATGTACAGCATTTACATTGTCGTATTTGTCATTAACATATGACTCAAACTGTGAAGCAGTTAATGGCCAATCATAAAATCTATCTTTTATTTCGTTAAAGATTAATATAATCCAATAATACTTTTGATGACCATATACTTGCTCTGATACTGTTTCAGGTGTCATTTCTGTGTCAACATCATACTCATCAAAAAATGCACCAACTTCTTTTAAACCTTTTTTTATTTTGACACGTCTTAATAAATTTGTAACTATTTTAAAATTACCATTACCTACAGCGTCATAATAAATTTGTGGAAAGTAACTAAAATAATTAGGCATTATGAATTACCTCTAGCACTATTTCGCAACATATTATATCTTTGTCTTTCAACAAGTTCAAGTTCTCTAAATGTTAATGTTAAATCTACTGAAACGGGATCACCTGCTGGGTGTGTTGAAAACTTATCACCACCGTAACTTACATCAACACCTGTACAAGCACATAACCCTACTTGGTCAATATAAGGGTTGATTTGATTGCCTTTCATAAATCTCAATACAAACTCATCAGGTACATTATAAGCAGCAATACTTCCTGAACCATATTTTTCTGGTAACATTGAATTTCTAATTACATGAATCATATTGTTTATAATATCTGACTCTCTTTTACTTCTTGGTGTAAATTTAAACTCAAAACTAAAATCTCTATAGTTGATTCCATTAAATATCATTTCTGTCATCGCTGCTGGAGCAACATTTGTTCTTCGTTGAAGTGCTGCACCACCGCCACCTAGTAAACCGCCAGATAAAAATGATGAACCACCTTCTAACAGTTTAGCAGTTTGTTGTAATCCCGAACCAAACGTAGCACCTAAAGTTTCATCACCAGTAAATAATCCTTTAACTTTAGAAATCATACCTAAACCACCACCTATTTCAGCAGGACCATAGTCAGCACTAAAGTTAAATTTAAGTGTCTGTGGCATGTAAATAGCAATTGTATTTAATACTTCTCTGGCAGTACCTGCACCTGTTGGTAAATTCATATGTGGATTAGGACTAATTCCAACTCTACCACCTTCACCAAAAAATCTGTTTGATCCGTAAACAACTGTATTTAAATTATCTTCCCTTTTAGTTGTGTTAGTATTACGAACCTTTGTTCCTTCACTTCCACCACCCACTCGTCTAATTACATCTATCAATATGTAATGCTCTTGGTCTTTAGCATCTTCAGGATAAACAAATAGTTTGTTTTCTTCTTTTATTCTATGCGGTGAGTTATATGTAATGTTTGTAGGATTGTAATCAATAATACCTGCATTTGAAGCAATAGTTTTATATGCCTTTGAATGAGTTATTCCATCAACGGCTGAAGCGTATCCTTTAAATCTGTTGATTAAACCAGACTTAATAGTGTTTAACATTTTAAAGGGTGCAAATGCCATAATTCTCTCTTTTTATAATATTTATTAAGGTACTAATACAATCTCTCTAAACTTTTCAGATGGATTTTCACTACCTATTGAACCTGATGGTGCTTCTTGTCTAGTGCTATTATCTGTATTAATTTGTTCAGTTTTATTATTGTATTGAGTAATGGTTGTTGATGTTTGATTATTAACTTCTTTTTCTATTCCACTTGTTGTTATTTCATCTGTTCTCATACCTACAGATTCTTTATTTTTTTCCATGTCTATATCACGTTTTAACAAATAAGCATCAGTTGCTAAACTTGCTGCTGTACCTGGTCCTGGTACAATTGAAGAAAAACCAGATGTCAATTCTAATCCTGCACCCACAGTATCTCCTTTTGCTAATCTTTGTAAAGCAAAACCAATACCAGCAATTGCACCTATAAACGGTATCTTTTTAATTACTGTTTTTAAAATACCTTTTGACGCTACTTCTGTAGCAGTTTTTGTTGCAACTGTTTTTGTTGCCTGTTGAGTTGCTTTTTCAGCACCCTCTTTTAATCCTTTTTCTGTAACCTCTTTTGCTGCGGTTTCACCAACTTTTTGAGTTACCTTTACACCTGCCTTTTGAGCAACATCTTCAGTAACTTCTTTTGCACCATATTTTGCTAAAAAATTACCACCTAAAAACCCTGGTAATATTTTAGCAAGATTTCTAGCAGCAAACTTTCTAAAATTTTTAAATAAAAGTGGTATACCTGCAAGTAATTCTTTGTTCTCACCTGCAAAATCCATTAATCCAGACAGTCCACCTTTTTTACCACCTAGTAATTCGTTTGTTTTAATTTGCTCTTGTAATAATTGTTCTAATAATCCGCTTGTGGTTTTAAATTGAACATCGGACTCTCTTTCTTCTTCTATTGCTTCTTCTTTACCAAACTCTTTAACACCTGAAGGTGCTAATTCTGGTTTATCGCTCATACCTAACATACCTTTAACACCTTTAGATATGGCACCACCTATTTTACTACCAGTAGCACTTATGGCATCATCAATAAAGTTACCTGTACCACCTGTTTTTCTTCCTAGTCTTGCTTCTCGTCTTCTAAGGCCTCTTTTGACTCTTAATGCTTCAGACTCACCTTCTTCTTCGGCCTGTATTGCTTGTTGTATTTTTTTACCAATTAATGGTATGTTTGTTGCACCTATTCGTTCTAATAATTTTAATGGTTTAAGTTGTTTTTTTAAATCTCTAAATGCAAATTTAAATCTTGTAGATAAACCTAAAACTTCTTTAAGTCTATCATTGGTCATTCCCACAGTTGCTTTAATATAATCTAATTCTGGTTTTGATAAAACATCTTGGTCGTATAGTCCTTGAAACTCACTAATTTTTTTAGATGTAGTTTTTTCAAGTTGGTTAACATCATCATAATCCATACCTTTAATACTATCAAGGTCTGTAATTTCATAATTGTCAACAAAGTTAATTACTTCCTGTCGAATACCAGCATCATCTAATTTTTCCTGATTTTGATAACCAGATGTTCTTTGTATAGTTGAGATATATTCTTGTAAAGAATCAGATACAACAAACTTTTGGTCATCTTCAAATTTCTTTTGACGTTCCAATATTACATTAAAGTCTGGTTTGACTTTTTTAAATTGTACTTGTTTATCTCTTATCTCAGCCATTTAATTATTTCTGTGTGTCTATTTTAGATGGTTTACCATTTACATATAAACCAAACCAAGCAGCACCTGCCCCTACAACTACAGATACAAACCCTGCCTGTGCATTGTTAGGTTCTGGTAATGCCATAAACCATTGCATTGTCATATAAAAAGCATATCCATATAACAACATGAATACTCTTGGTATTAATCTCCAGTTTGACATAAATTGTGGTATCTCACACTTTAAGAAATACCATACATTTTTAACTATTGATTTTCCTGTGTCTAACATTATCTTCCCTCTCTTTGTTTTTCTCTTATCTTCTCGTTTTCTTCTTTTATATGTTGCATTAATAGTTCAACATATATTTCCCTCTCCCACGGCAACATATTTTCTAACTCATGTAGAGAATATTTATGGTATTGCATTAAAGCAAAATTGGTCCTATAAAAATTCTCCAGGTTATCATGTAAGAGGGTTATCGAAAAAAATCAGATGACCCTTGCAATACTAACTCATGTTTAACACCTGTTTTAGGATTCTCATATTTTATTAAATGAGAAATAACAGGTAAACTATCAAAAAACTTTCTTATTTTAGAAAATTGTGTTGCTGTAAGATGTTCAACAAATTGAGTTCGTTCTTCAATTGTTAAATCTTTTGCTTCATAAACTTCTTCATTGTTATAAATTTGAGCAATACAATCTCTAACTAATTCAAATGACAAATCAATAATTGACTTTTTATTTGTCAACTCTTTGATTGTAGGCATTTTCATTATCACTCCATAACCTGGTTCAAACTCTACTTTTGTTTCAACTTTTTTATTTAAATCAGGTTTAACATCATCTAAATTTAATTGATAATCAACTGTAACCGAATCATCATCTGGACACTTTAATTTCAAATCAATATTTTCACCTACAGATTTACCTCTTATGTGTAACCATAGATATTCAAAATCATAAACTGGTAGTTTTGTTACATCTATATCAGTTAGCGTACAATCTTGTACTACATTGATAAAAGCATTTGTAATTTCTGCCTCATCATTTGACTCATTTGCCATTAATAAGTTTTTTTCTTCTTTAATTAAAAATGGTCTATATTTCACCTTTCTATTATTTGACAAAGTCAATTCATATTCAGGTGTTCGCATAAAATCTAAACTCATTATTACTCCTTATAATTTAGTATAATATATCTCGTATAATTGTTGGGTCTGGTAACCCTTTAGGAAATACTCGACCTCCTGTTGTTCTACCTATCGGTAAATTTCTTTTTACTGTTTCATAAACTTGTCTTCCAACTCTGCCAATCTCACTACCAAAAGGTAAGTTATCTAAAAATCCACCTTTGACCTGTTCTACATCACTTCTAAATTCTGACCTTGAATTTCTTGTACCAACACCATCACCAACTAGACTTGGACTTGCTAGATAATTCCATGCTGATGTAGCAAAAAATCTATATTTCATTACAACACTTATTTTCAAAATTTGGTCTTTAGCACCATATGAAAATTGTGTTGAGTTGATTGTTTTAGGCCATGCTTCATACATCTGTACTTGATATGCTGAAAATCCTGAAGTGTTTCCTAATGATGCTCTTATAGTATCTCTATCTTTAGTAGGATCACCTGTTGGATTAAAGTTTGCTAAAGCAGCAGTAAATGTTTTTGTTAATGGTGTAATCGTAATCATACAAGGTGTTGCATAATCATCATAATAACCAACATTATTTGTGACTGGATCAACTATTGCGTTTTGCCATGCTTCAAAAAATATTCTTTCTTCAAAATCAATACCAGTATAAAATTCTAAAGTAACTTCATCATATTGTATATTTTTACCTATTGACCTAGATGGACCGTAATATTGCTCATTAACTTCATCTGTAATTGTTCTTGTAGGTATTGATACATCTGAACAAAATAAATCCATTCTTAATTGCATATTTCTTTTTAATAAATCAACTAACCTTCTACTTCTATCCAATCTAATAGTTTGTTGTGTTTCAGAAAATATTGTATTTCTAGCAGCAGGGTTTAACATGGATGCTTTTGGACCATCTATTGTAACTAAAAATTGTGTTGGTCTAGCAAATCCAGATGCTTGAGTTATACCTGACCTAAATTGATTAAATACTGAATTTCTATTTGCCGAAGCATTGATAGAGTTTATTCTATTATTAGTATCACCCACACTAAATTGTGGTTTAGAAGGTGGTATACCTAAACGTATATCTAAATCACCTATTCTTTTTCCTACACTAATTAATGACATTAAATAAATCTCCTACTGTCTGAATAAACTTGAGCATCACTTGCCTTTTTAAATCTTTGTACAGGTAAGTATATTGCTGTTGCGGCATCATTAACATTTATTCTTAAAAATCCTGTTTGTACATATGAATACAAATACTTTTTGATTGTTGGTTTTACAATCTTAATATTTTTTACATCATCATAGTTTACATCAAATTTTGTTTTACTATCAAACTTTGTATCATCAGCAAACTGTTGCATACGTTCTAATAGTTTAAATCTTAATAACGGTGGTAGATAGTGAAAGTTCATACCTAAAAATCCACCTGATATTGGTTCTAATGGCAATACTAATGGAAATATATCATAGTATGGTAGTGTCTTTCTAAATTTAGGATTATACCCAAATAAGTTTAATCGCCCCACACTAGGTCTACCGTTCAGTTTGCCTTGTCTAAACAATTGTCTAGCATTAGCATTACTTGCTATTCTGTTTACCTGTGTTCTATACCAAGTAGCAGATTTTTCAGTATCACCTGCTTTTTGCCTAATTGTATCAAATACGCTTGCCATAATACTATTTATGTTGGTAATAAATAAGTTTATGAAGAAGTTGAAGAATATAGATAAGCGACCCTATCAAGGTATATTTAAACCTTTGAACCCACAGAAATATA